GGCTGTTAGAATGGGCCCCTTGGAGTCCCTAGCCCCAGAAAAAATTTCAATTCTAATTTCATTCGAGGACCGAGAGTGGAGATTAGTGTGCATTTGACGGATCAACAGAGTGAATTGTTAAAAGATACGTTTGAGCTAATGGCACATTCTGATTACCACAAGAACTGGTCTGAAAAGAGTATTGAGCACTACATACTCGGCCCGCTAGAACACAATAAATTAATTGTTCAGTACGATGCGTTAGATAACCCGATTGCTTTTTGCACCTATGCGTTTTTGTCCCCAGAGGTGGAGCAAAAATACATGGCGAATTCTGGCTCTTTAACCAAGATGGATTTTGAGAGTGAAGATGGTACTCTATGGTGCATTGACTTTGCCGCTCCGTTTGGAAATTGCCGTGGGGTCATACGCAACATGCGTACATTTTTTGAAGAAACATATGGTGAGGGTACGAAAGCTCGTATCTTCAGGACCCGTAAAAAACGATACGGCTGGATGATTGCATGAGACTGAACCCGCATTCCCCCTCTGATAACTCAATGGAAGAACTTCTTTTTTGCTTCGGTGGCCCTGATGATAGTGGTGATAGCGGAGGCGTTCCTTCAACTTCAGACGATGCATACTCTTCTGGGAACCAACAAACTGGACAAGGTTTCGATCCTGGTTTTGACGAGGGAGACACTGGCGACACTGGCGGTTTCGATCCTGGTTTTGACGAGGGAGACACTGGCGACACTGGTGGCTTCGGTGACTCTCCAGACGGCAGAGCGGGTGCTGTTGGCTCTAACATCGACAGTTTAATTGAGCAATCAACAGCCTTTGGTTATGGCCCCAACATCCAATCGACTGACCTGCCTTCTCAGGCGGAAGTTTCTGCGGCAATCGCTGCTGGAGTCCCGGGTGTTCAAGCACAGACGACTGGTTTCACTGCGCCAAGTGTAACGGGAGGTCAGATTGGCCGAGCGCCGGGGGACATGGGCCGAGACACGAGTATTGAGCGTGACGTTTTTGGCTCCGGTGAAGACGACTTCACGACACAAGATATTTTTGAGCGGGATCCGACGGGTTTAGGTTTTGAGACTCCGCAGGATCGTATTCAGCGTGAGCGTCAAGACGACGCCCGTGCTGCGGCTCAAGCTGCTGCTGCGATGGAAGCGACAGAAGAAGCACAGCGTCAGGCGCAGATGGCGGCATTGGGCGTATCGCTTCAGGATCGTGCGTTACAGGCTGAGTTGGATGCGATAAATCAAGCGCGACAGACACAACTGGCGGAAGAGGATGCGTTATCGGCTCAATTGAATGCTGAGAAGGCGGCTCGCGAATCTCGTGGCATTGACAGTTTGATGGGTGGCACTGTGTTTGGTGTGCCTGATGATCTTGGTCCGTCTAAGAATATTGGCATGGGTCAGAGCGCCGCGGTCCCAAGTATTAACACCAATATTTCTGGAGTTACGGAGGTTGACGCGACACAACAGGCTGCGGATGCCGCCCGAGCTGCGACGGGTATTCAAAGCGTCAGTGATCGTGGGCTACCTTCGGACTCTGCTGATGGAACCACACAAGCGGAGCGTGCCGCGGCTGCTGCTGTTGCTGCGGCAGAGGAGCGAACGGTTAATGGTGTTCCGGTCACTGACTTTAGTCAATCGCGAACAGAAAGGCCTTCTACATTTAATCCGACGGTCGAAGTGACGGATTTAACGACGCCACAAAATATTTTTGAAGAGCAACCAGAAGACGAAGCAATTTATGGTTCACGAGAAGTTGTTAGTCCACCGGCTGCAACTTTGACGGATGAAGAACGTGCGTCTCAACAAAACGTAGATGGGGGACCACCGGATTATCGAGATTTTGACGGTGGTGATGTTGGTGATTTTTATGATTTCTTAGCACCTGAAGTGCAGAAGAAGGCAGATGAAGAGGCCAAAGCAATTCGCGAGGCGGTCGAGCAAGGTAAAACCTTACCGGGTGAAGTTAATATCTTTGAGCCTGGGGGCATCATAAGAGATGTTATTAGGAATTTTACTATGCGTGATGAGGAATTTGCTCGTCAGGCTAATCTTCCAGGCAATCAACTACAGACAAATGCTCAAGGTCAGATCACCGGTGTTTACAACCCGCGAGAAAATGCAGTGTACACACCTGAGTCCGTAGGATTTTTTGACTTTAAAGGCCAAGAAGCGGCGGCAGGCGATTTGTATGACATGCAAAGAGCAAAAGCAGAACAAGAGCGTGAAAGCGACGGCGGTAGTGAACCGATCATTCCTCCGTTAATTGACGAGGATTTTATTGGGGAATATCAAACTCCGGAGCGCGAGCAGTTTGAATTGGGCGAATATCAGTACGAACCGATGGATCCTGTGCAGATTTCGTACACTGGCATTCCGACATTGGCGCCACGGATACTAAGACCGTCGAGGGTTGGGTCAAGAAACATTCAGCCGCTGTATGATTTTAGTGGCTTGGGCAGTTTACGGCGTAGCTAATGTCCTCGGCCCTCGAAGCTTTACCTGATGAAGTGCTCAAGGAGATCCTCTCGCTCAAAGAAGCGGAGGTTCGCCTTGCCACTCGTGCAAAAGCCCAAGATAAGTTCATGCCATTCGTCCACCACGTCTATGAAAACTTCATCGAAGGACGACATCACCGAATCATTGCAGAAAAACTCGAAAGAATTGCCTCCGGAGAGCTAAAAAGGCTGATTGTCAACATGCCACCGCGGCATTCTAAGTCAGAATTTGCCTCATATCTCATGCCAGCGTGGTTTTTGGGCCGAAATCCTAAATTAAAGATCATTCAGGCGACGCATAACACGGAATTAGCGGTCAGATTTGGTCGAAAAGTGCGTGATTTGATGGGTTTAGAAAATTATCGGGATATTTTTCCAGAAACGCACTTAAAATCAGATGATAAAGCGGCTGGACGCTGGGGAACGGCGGCTGGAGGCGAATATTTTGCGGCGGGTGTCGGTGCGGCGGTCACTGGACGGGGTGCTGACCTGTTTATTATTGACGATCCGCACTCAGAACAAGACGCTTTGAGCGATACGGCGTTTGATCACGCCTATGAGTGGTACACATCTGGTCCTCGGCAGCGTTTGCAGCCTGGTGGAGCGATTATTTTGGTTATGACCCGCTGGGGCACCAAAGATCTGACCGGAAGATTGTTGAAAGCTCAAGGTGATGACATTATGAGCGATCAGTGGGAAGTTGTTGAATTTCCTGCAATTATGCCCTCAGATGAGCCATTATGGCCGGAATTTTGGCAAAAAGACGACCTGCTCAAGGTCAAAGCCGCACTGCCGGTTGCTAAATGGAACGCGCAGTGGCAACAACACCCGACGGCGTCCGAAGGCGCAATTGTCAAAAAGGAATGGTGGAGGACATGGGAAGATGAAGATATCCCACCTATTAAATACATTATGCAGTCTTATGACACGGCGTTCTCAAAGAAAGAGAGTGCTGACTATTCCGCGATCACGACTTGGGGAGTCTTTGAACCAGAAGAAGGTGGCCCTGACAATCTTATTCTTTTGGATGGTCGTCGCGGTCGTTATAACTTTCCAGAATTAAAACAGGTTGCCTTAGAAGAATATGACTATTGGGAGCCAGACATGGTAATTGTGGAGGCGAAAGCTTCTGGTATGCCATTAACGGACGAATTACGCAGGACAGGCATCCCCGTGTTAAATTATACTCCGTCTAAAGGCCGTGATAAGGTGACGCGAATGCACACAGTCGCCCCGTTATTTGAAGCGGGTATGGTGTGGGCACCGGACAAAAAGTTTGCGGACGAGGTCATTGACGAATGTGCGTCATTCCCGATGGGAGACCACGATGACTTTGTTGATAGTATGACGATGGCGTTGATTCGCTTTCGCCAAGGTGGGTTTATTTCACTGGAGGGGGAAGAGAGTGACGAAGATGATGTACCTAAACATAGAGAGTATTATTAATGTCAATCCCTCCTGATCGAATGATGGGTATGGTCGACGGTGCGATAGACGCCGTTCCGGGTATGGAAGTCGAAGTTCCTCAGTTAGAGGACTTTGCTGGCGGAGCAGAAGTCTTACAAGGCGTGGATGGCAGTGCTATTGTTCAATCAATCGAAGATGTAATGGGCGCCGAGGTCATGGTGGAGGAGTATGACCACAATGCTAATCTTGCAGAGGTGCTCGAAGACGATGTGTTGGGTGAAATCTCGTCCGAGATCCGAGAAAATTACGAAACTGACCTAGATTCGCGCTCCGATTGGGAAGAAGGCTACACCAAGGGCCTAGATCTATTGGGTGTACGTTATGTCGAGCGCACACAGCCTTTTCAAGGCGCGTCTAGTGTCACACATCCCCTGATTTCAGAATCTGTCACACAGTTCCAAGCGCAGGCGTACAAGGAGCTGTTACCAGCTGGCGGTCCGGTCCGGACCAATATTATTGGCGCGAAAGACCCTGCTATTGAAGAGCAGGCGACACGAGTCAAGAACTACATGAACTACCTGATCACAGAGGAGATGGAGGAGTTTGATCCGGATACGGATCAGATGCTGTTCTATTTACCTCTAAGTGGTTCTACCTTCAAGAAGATATATTACGATGAGACCAAACAACGACCCGTTTCTCGATTTGTTGCTGCGGAAGACCTCGTTGTCCCGTACACAGCGACTGATCTTGCAAGTGCGTCGCGCATCACGCATGTGCTTCGCATGGATGAAAATCAAGTGCGTAAGCTACAGGTTGCTGGCGTCTACAGAGATGTTGATTTGTCGGCTGACTATGAGTCAGAAAATGACTCGGTTAAGCAAAAGATTCGAGAGCTAGACGGCCTTGAACGCAGTGAAATGGAGGACCAGTTCACTGTTCTTGAAGTTCATACCAATTTAGATATTGAAGGTTTCGAGGACGTCGATCAGAATGGCGATCCGACAGGCATAAAGCTTCCGTATATTGTGACCTTGGACCAAGGTTCGGGCGAAGTTCTGTCGATACGCAGGAACTATGCAGAAAACGATCCGCTCAAGAAGAAGATCTCGTATTTCGTGCATTATAAGTTCTTGCCAGGACTAGGGTTTTACGGGTTCGGCCTAATCCACATGATTGGAGGGCTGGGCAAAGCAGCCACTTCAATTTTGAGGCAGTTGATTGATGCGGGTACATTGGCGAACCTTCCTTCCGGATTCAAGGCGCGGGGTATCCGCATTCGTAACGACGATGAACCACTTGCCCCTGGCGAGTTCCGGGACATTGACGCTCCTGGCGGAGACATACGGAATTCAATTATCCCCCTCCCGTTCAAAGAACCGTCAGCGACACTTGCACAACTCCTTGGAGTATTGATCGAGTCTGGTCGCCGGTTCGTGTCTATCGCGGACCAGCAGGTCAGCAACATGAGCCAAGACATGCCTGTCGGTACGACAGTCGCTTTGCTAGAGCGTGGCATGAAGGTTATGTCGGCGATTCACAAGCGATTGCATTACGCGCAGAAGACAGAGTTCCGTCTGATTGCAGCACTTATCCGTGATTATTTACCACCAAATTATCCGTATCAGGTGATTGGCGGAGATCAGATGGTCAAGCAGGCGGACTTTGACGACCGCGTCGACGTCATTCCTGTGTCTGACCCAAACATATTTTCGATGGCGCAACGTGTCACTTTGGCGCAAACACAGTTGCAATTGGCACAATCCAACCCTGAAATGCACAATCTGCATTCAGCATATCGCCGTATGTATCAGGCGTTGGAAGTGCAGAACATTGATGAGATTCTGCCCCCACCACCGCAACCACAACCAACAGACCCAAGTATCGAAAATGCGCGAGCTTTGGCGGGGCAGATTCTACAAGCTTTTGAACAACAGGACCATGATGCTCATATCGCTGCACACACGGCCATGCTGATGTCTCCGATTGTTCAGGCAACCCCAAGTGTCTATGGCATGTTTGTGTCGCACTGTATGGAGCACATTGCGTTTAAGGCGCGTGCAATGATGACGCAGGAGATCCAGCAGAACATGGAGCAGATGCAAAGCTTGGCGCAAGTGGGCGCAATTGATCCACGGATGGCGCAGGTACAGCCTCAGATCCCACCAGAGCAGATTGAGTCACGCGTCGCGCAGATACAGGCGCAATTGACCGCTCAGTTCTTGCAATCACTCCAGCCTCCACAGGAAGGTCAGCAAGATCCGTTGGTCGCGATTCGTCAGCAGGAATTGATGATTAAGGCGTCAGAAAATGAGAGACAAGCACAGCTGGATCGTGAGAAAATGGCTCTCGAACAGCAAAAACTTCAACAGCGCGCGGCAACAGACGCTGCAAGAATAGAGTCTCAAGAAGAAATTGCAGATCAACGCGCAGATGTAAACAGGGAGAGGATTGATCTCCAGAGAGTGAATATTCAACGACGGACGTAGGAGAAGCTGTAGTGATCTTTGAAGCGATAGCCGCAGTCAAAATAGCCAACGATGCTATCGGTGCTATCAAAGAGTTTGCAGGGCATATCAACTCTGTCGGTGAGTTAGGTCCACAACTTACTAAACTTGCTGACGCGAAGGAAGAGATCGAGAAAAAAGCCAAAGAAGGTTCAATGGAGCACTTCTTTGAGCTTGAGAAGATCAACCAGCGCGAAGCTGAAATAAAACAATTATTTATTTATAGTGGTCGCGCTGGTCTTTGGGACGACTATCAAAAATTTATAGCAAATCGAAAGCAACTTCGTGAAAACGAGAAGAAACGAGAAGAGGCTCGTAGGTTGGCTAAAAAGAGAGCCGTTAAAAATGCACTTTTGTATGGTGCTGCTGGCATTCTTATTCTCGGTGCAGTGGGCTTGGCCGTGGCCTTTGTACTTTGGCTTATTAGTCTTAAAGGCGGCTAATGAATGAGCGATTTATTTATCAGTCCTTTTCATCCCGCTTGGAGGAAGCCAGACGTTGTGTCTCCCTTAACACCTGCCCAAGCAAGTTCAAAGGAACTTCCATCTATCGACTGGCAGAAGCCCTCCAAAGAATCGACACCAGAATTGATAATCTACGACAGATTCGGAAGAACAAAGGAGTATAGACATGATCACATGGGTGCTATTTGTTTTATTATTGCAAAATGAAAAGTACTATGTCATGCCTCAAGGTCAATACATGACAATGGCTGACTGCTTTGTAGGGCGAGAGGAGTTCATGAGAACTGCTCCAACACCAAAGATGAATTATGATTCGATCTGTGTTCAAACAAATCAGATCACACCACCGGAAGACGGGAGACAAGAATGATTGGTGTAATCAGCAAAATGCTTGGATCAGGGGATGTCATCAAGAAAGGCATGGACCTGATTGACTCAATGCACACATCCACAGAAGAAGAGATTGCTGCTAAGTCAAAAGCGAAAATTGACCTCATGAATGCGTACGCCCCATTTAAAATTGCCCAGCGTTACCTCGCATTGATGTTTGGCCTGACATTCTTGGGGAGCTATGTTTTAGTTCTCGCCATGACGATCTCAGGGCAGGGCGATCCAGAAGCCGTGACAAAGGTTATGGAGCAGTTTAGTATTAACTACGCGATGCTAGTAATTTTATCATTTTATTTTGCTGGCGGCGCTGTCGAAGGATTTTTGGACAAGAAAGGTAAGAAGTGATGCCGGGTAAAAAGTTTCCAGATTTGACGGGTGACGGTAAAGTCACCAAGAAAGACATTTTAAAAGGTCGCGGTGTGAAAGGCTTTGGACATGGCGGTGATGTTTATCGTGATCCACCAATGGAGCCGGTCAGCGGAAAAGAGCCAGATGCGCTAGAAGCCGCAATGGCATTTGAAGGTCGTCGTGCGGAGGCTAAAAGTGAAAACAGAAAAAGACTGTCTGAAAAAGACATGGAAAAAACAACTAAAGAAGCTGGTTACAAGTCTGATAAAGACCGTGAAAAGTATCTACGCTCGTCTGAAACTCAAATGTTTGAAATTGGTGGACTGGTTCGTGGCTATAAATCCATTCAAATGACCGGTAAGGGTTTTAAAGGCACGTTCTAATGTACAGCATCACAATCACAATGGGCGGAATGCCTGTAGATAAGATGGAAGAAAGTCAGAACGGTAAAACCTGTCCTCCTGCTACGCAAGATATTGACCTAAACCTTGAGAACAGAAAAGAAGCGATTGACGAATACGACTACGGTCCATTAAACCCAGGTTTAGATGATACCGGTCAAAATAATGATTTTTGGATGAAGATCGCTAACGAGTTCAACACAGATGTTGAAGCGGCGCTTGAAAGTCGTTGTGCAAACTGTGCTGCTTTTAATCTTACATCAGACATGCAGGATTGTATTGCCAAGGGAATTGGAGACGACGGAGCAGATCCATATGACGCTATTGATGCAGGAGATATCGGATACTGTCAGTTTTTAAAATTTAAATGCGCCTCTCAACGTGTATGTAATGCTTGGGTTTCAGGTGGTCCAATTGACGACGAATCACAAAAGGCGTCAAGAAAAGATATTTTATAATGGATGTTGTTCAATTCGCACAATCATTGTATAAAGTCCTACGAGAACGTGAACTTGATTTACGAGATCAATTAGCAAACGGCACGGCTCAAAACTATGAGCAGTATCGCAGTATGGTCGGGCAGCTTCAGGGTGTTGCCACTGCCATTAATGAAATGAAAACCCTGCTGGAGAAAACAGAAGACGATGTCGAAGACCTCTTTGCTAGTTCCGGAGCACGTCGCCGCTAGTCTAGCGGCTGAAGAGCCTGCGAAAGAACAAAAAACCGACGGACCTTCACTCGAAAACGCTTACGTTGAAGAGTCGAAACGTGTCCTAGACCCCTCCCTCCTCGATAAATCACTGAAAGAAAGATTACCCAACCCCACCGGTTGGCGAATCCTTGTGATGCCGTATCAAGGCAAAACCACCACTGACGGTGGGATATTTATCCCAGACGAGATCCGGCAACGAGAACAATTAGCAACAGTTGTTGCCTATGTTCTTAAAGTTGGTCCCTTGGCGTATAAAGATCCAGCCAAGTTCGGTGAAGGTGACCCTTGGTGCAAGGAAGGTGAATGGGTTTGTATTGGCCGCTATGCCGGTTCCCGCTTCAAGATTGATGGTGGAGAAATCCGAATTATTAACGATGATGAAGTCATTGCGACGATTCTTGAACCAGGAGATGTAATGAATGTCTGAAGAAGATTTAAAGCAGGAAGCCCCTGCGACGGAGGACTCAAGTGTCGAAGTTGAACTCGAAGGAACTGCTTCGGAAGATGCAATGGAGAGTTCAGAACCGGATCAAGGAGCTGGAGAGCCTGCAAAGGCAGACGAGCCCGGAGACGGTGAAGACGAGCTTGAGAGCTATAGTAAGAATGTACAGAAACGCATTAAAAAACTTACGGAAAAATACCGTCAGGAAGAGCGAGACAAAGAAGAAGCAGCTCGACTAGCGCAAACACTCCGTCAGGAAAATGAGCAACTCAAGCAACGTATGACGACGCTTGATCAAGCGCATTTGACCGAATATGGCTCTCGCTTAGATGGCCAGCTAAATATTGCAAAGCAGTCGTATAAAGAAGCGTACGACCGTGGCGATGTTGACAAAATGTTTGAGGCGCAACAGGAACTTTCTCGTATTGCAATTGAGCAAGAGCGGTATCGTTTAGCCAAACAGCGTCAGGAAAAGGTTTCTGTTTCCCGTGAGGCAGAGCCAGAACAAACGCAACAAACGCAACAGCCACGGCAAGAAGCGGCGAAGCCTGACCCAAAGGCTGAGGCTTGGGCGGAAAATAACGAGTGGTTTGGTCAGGACGAGGTCATGACTTTTGCGGCTTTTAACATTCATAAAAAGCTCGTGGAAGAAGAAGGGTTTGACCCGCAGTCCGATGATTACTACAATGAAATTGATGGCCGTATGCGGAGAGAGTTTCCGCAGCGGTTTAGTAAGAATGGGAGAAGTGGACAGGTCGCATCTGCTGACACTTCGGCATCTCGTAAACCATCAGGGCGCAGAACAGTCAAGCTCACGGCATCTCAAGTGGCTATAGCGAAAAAGCTTGGTGTTCCGTTAGAAGAGTACGCCAAGTACGTTAAACCATAAGGAGAGTGAGATGACTGAAGCAAAATCAAACCGTACGCCTCGTGCAGCGGCGGATCGTGAAACAGAAGCACGCAGAAAACCGTGGGCTCCACCAAGTCGGTTGGAAGCCCCGCCAGCCCCAGAGGGCTTTGTACATCGTTGGATTCGTACTTCGATGCGTAATGAAGAGGACACGATGAATGTTCATACTAAGTTACGCGAAGGATGGGAACCTGTCCGGGCCGAAGAGTATCCCGATTACAATTACCCCGTCATTGACGAGGGTAAACACGCAGGAGTAATAGGTCAGGGAGGCTTAATGCTTTGCCGAATTCCTGCGGAAACAGCACAAGAAAGATCCGAGTACTACGGGCTCCGGACCCGCGAGCAAATGACTGCTGTTGACCAAGACATGATGAAAGAGCAACACCCTTCAATGCCAATGCATAGTGATAGGCAGAGTCGGGTAAGTTTTGGTGGTCGCACTAGCGACTCGGAATAATTTTACGAGGTAAAAACTCATGGCAAATTCAAATGGAGCCTTCGGACTGCGTCCGTATGGTATGTTAGGTTCAGCACCTAATTCCACTGGTTTGACCGAGTATCGTATCGCTTCCGATAACACGAACAAGATTTATAAGGGTATGGCAGTCATCCCTATAGCAGCGGGGGTCATTGATGATCTTCAAGCAGCAGCGGGTGGCACTGTATCTATCTTGGGTGTGTTTAACGGATGTGAGTACGTTAGCTCGACAACTGGTGAAACAGTGTTCTCTAACAACTGGCCTGGTTCTGGCGCGGATAGTAATTTCCCCGTCAAAGCCTTTGTATATGACAACCCTAATCAGTTGTATACAATTGCAACATCAAATGTACAAGCAGGAAACGACACAGAAGCAGAGCTTCGCACCGCTGTTTTCTCAAACATTCAGTTTGCAAATGGTAACTCGGGAGACGATACAACCGGGCTTTCTTCAGCATCTGCTGATTTGAACACCGTTGCTACAACTGCGGCTCATGCGCTTCGCATCGTTGGTGTAATGGATCAAGCAGAAAACAGTGACTTTACTGTAGCTGGAATTCCGTTGATCGTTCGTATTAACAACCACTTCAATGCTCCGAACGGCTCTATCGTTCAGGGTACTGTTAGTGTTACTGGCGTATAAGGAGACTAGATAATGGCTATTTCTCGCGCTCAATTAGCGAAAGAACTGGAGCCGGGTCTCAATGCCTTATTTGGCATGGAGTACGCTCGGTATGAAAATCAACACGCTGAGATCTACACTACTGAATCTTCGGACCGTGCGTTTGAGGAAGAAGTAATGTTGTCTGGCTTCGGTACAGCACCAACAAAGTCTGAAGGTTCATCCGTCAGCTTTGATGATGCACAAGAAGCATACACAGCACGTTACAATCACGAGACTGTTGCTTTGGCATTTTCGATCACTGAAGAAGCGATTGAAGACAATCTGTATGATCGTCTTGGCTCTCGCTACACTCGTGCTCTTGCTCGTTCAATGGCTCACACTAAGCAGGTCAAGGCCGCTTCTGTATTGAACAACGCGTTCACTGCAGGTGCTAGTGCTGGTGGCGACGGTAAGGCGCTTTGTGCGACTGATCACCCACTAACCAATGGTGGAACTTTTGCCAACGAGCCTTCTGTTGCTGCTGACCTTAACGAAACTTCACTCGAAGACGCACTCATCAACATTGCTGGGTTTGTGGACGAGCGTGGTTTGAAGGTTGCACTGCGTGGCATTAAGCTGATCATCCCACGTCAGCTTCAATTTGTTGCAGAGCGTTTGATGGTGTCTAACCTTCGCGTTGGCACAGCAGACAACGATGTTAACGCACTGCGTTCTATGGGTATGTTGCCTGACGGCTATGCTGTCAACGACTTCCTGACAGATCCAGACGCGTTCTTCATCTTGACCGACACACCTCGTGGATTCGTCCACTTCGAGCGGACTCCACTCTCCACTAACATGGAAGCGGACTTCGACACCGGCAACATGCGCTTTAAGGCTCGTGAGCGTTACAGCTTCGGATTTTCGGATCCGCGTACTGTATTCGGATCACCAGGTGCATAACAGTCACTCATAGGGATTTCCCTCATCCCTATTTTAAGGGGCGCTATGCGCCCCTCTTTTTTGTGTGTATACTTTCAAATAACTTCTGACGATTACATCCTGTAATCGACACTAGCCAAGACAGGAGATTCTCATGGCAAACACAACTTTCAGCGGCCCGGTCCGCTCCGAAAACGGCTTTCAGTCAGTCACTAAAAACGCAACTACCGGCGCGTTTACCACAGGTACTTCATACACAGACATCATTACGGGGAGTGTTCAGTCGCTTTCCGGTGCTGGAGCGGTCAATCTTACAGATTTGATTACTGAAATAACCACTACTGGTGCAAATGCATTAACTCTTGCAAACGGTGCTACCGGTCAAGTCAAAATCATCACAATGGTTGTTGATGGCGGTGACGGAACTCTTACTCCAACAACTCTGGCAGGCGGTTCTACTGTCACTTTCAACGATGTTGGAGATGGTGTAGTTCTTGTTTACGGCGCAGCAGGTTGGGTTGTTGTAGGAAACAACGGCGCGACAATCGCCTAATAGGAGGTGACCTATGGCTAGTGCAATCACGGCTAAAACTGTCACAAGCACAGGAACACTGCTTGGTGGCAGAAATAGGCTAAAATCCTTTTATGTCAAAACAGCCTCTAGTGGCTCTCCAGCGATAGTTTTTAAAAACGGAAGCGGTGGTGAAACTTTGTTGTCTATGGTTTTTCACACAACTGACGATAATCAGATAACTATCCCTGATCATGGCATAATTTTTAGTAGTGAGTGTCATGTTACGTTGACTAATATTGACTCTGTAACTGGCTTTTTTGGCTAATGGCTGCAAAAAAGGCAAAAATGCCTGCCCGAAACAGAAAAAACTTTCGTTCTACTGAGTCGGGTGCTGGAATGACAAGAGCTGGGGTTAAAGAGTATCGTCGAAAAAACCCCGGCTCAAAGTTAAAAACGGCTGTTACAGGAAAAGTTAAAAAGGGATCAAAAGCGGCAAAGAGACGTGCTTCTTTTTGTGCTCGATCTGAAGGTCAAAAGAAAATGCACAATATTGATTGCAAAAAGACACCCAAAAAACGTATTTGTGCGGCAAGACGAAGATGGAAGTGTTGAGATGAAAGCTGAAGATGTTCTTCAACAACTGGAAAAACACGAAGCTGAGTGCACTCTTCGGTACAAACGAATCGAAGAAAGACTCGATGAACACAAGTCTTCTTTAGAAAAGCTTGACCTTCGTATGTGGGGGTTGGCAGCACTAATTATTGGAGTTGCTATCACCGAACACTTGTTAAAATGACAATCAGTAGGTCAAACATCTCCAAGCAGGTGTCGAAACCAGGAGGAAAAAAAGTGCCAAAAGACGCATGTTACAAAAAGGTTAAAGCTCGCTACAAAGTTTTTCCAAGTGCGTATGCAAGTGGTGCCATTGCAAAATGTAGAAAAGTTGGTGCCGCAAACTATGGGACCGGAGGCAAAAAGAAAAAGAAAAAATCCTCTCGCAAGAAAACAAAGAGTTACTAGTGGCTGTTCGCAAGACTAAAAAGGGTGCCGAGTTACGCAAGTGGTTTGCTCAAAACAAGGGCAAGGGCTGGGTTGATTGTAAAACCGGAAAACCGTGCGGGCGAAAATCCGCAAAAGGTGGTAGCAAACGAGCATACCCTGCCTGCCGTCCAACAATGGCACAGTGTAAATCATCGGGCGCAAAATCTGCTATCAAGAAAAAAACATCATCAAAGCGTGTCAATTGGAAAAAGAAGAAATAAATCAGTGGGTAGAAAGCTGGGTTGAAACCCTGTCTTCTGTTGAAGAAGGATTAAATGGGATACCATTGTGTCCATTTGCCAAGCAGGCTTGGCATAAAGGACAAGTAAATGTCCAAATAGATCAAGATCTTTGGAATCTTGTTTGTCGTGAGATAGAAAAGTTTGATGGTACACACAAGGTTGTGATGTGTGTACAAGAAGAGCCAGAGCAGAACTACTTTGAACTTGAAGCAGGCTGCAACGCGTTAAATCGGTGGCTCTCATACAAAGGTAAAGATCTCTGGTTATTGTCGTATCAAGAAGACAGGGCCATTGTGTTTATACAGACATTATCTGATTTAGATGATGCTGCGGACACACTCCACAAGTTGGGGTACTATGAACTGTACGATGTTGACGATTATGATCGTCTTGTAAAACAGCGGAGCGAACTCCGAAGGAGATTAAAATGCCTGGAATGATGCGTGGAAAGAAAGCCCCAAAGATGGTCAAAAAGGCTCGTGGCGGCATGGTTAAGAAAATGCGTGGCGGCATGGTTAAGAAAATGCGTGGCGGCATGGTTAAGAAAATGCGTGGCGGCATGATCAAAAAGGGTAAGAAGTAATGGCAAAGAAAAAGTTCCAGCGTGGCGGCATGGTTGACAACATTACACCTGAGCAGGCTATGCAAGTTGGGCGTCAAATGGCGGCTCAAATGGCGGAGGCTCAAATGAAACCTCGTGCAGATGTTACAGGCATGGACGACATGGCGATGGATCGTGCGATGAATATCCGCCGTTCACGCATGTCCTCTGGCGGTATGCGTCCTCCAATGCGTCGGAACCGGATAGTGTAAATGGCAACTTCAGGATCAAGAGATTTTGATCTTGACGTAGCAGACATCATTGAAGAGGCATATGAAAGGTGCGGACTTGAGGTTCGCACTGGCTATGATGCTAAAACTGCTCGTCGATCACTTAATATCATGTTCTCCGAATGGGCAAATCGTGGGGTTAATCTATGGACGGTAAAACAAGCTACCCTGACGTTGATTTCTGGTACGGCGACCTACACTTCAACGAATGGCCTAGCTTCTCCGATGAACGACATTTTGGAGGTGGCAGTACGGCGTTCTGGTACGGACTTCGACATCGACCGGATCAGCCGAGGCGAGTATCTGAATGTCCCGAACAAGAGTACGACAGGCAGGCCGTCGCAGTTTTATTTTAATCGTCAGACCAGCCCTGAGATTACATTGTGGCCGACGCCAGAGAACAGCACTGATCAGTTGGTGTATTACTACATCACGCGAATTGAAGACGCAGACACATCACAGAACACCACAGATGTTCCGTATCGTTTTTTGCCGTGCATGGTTGCTGGTCTCGCATATTATTTGTCGATGAAAAAAGCGCCAGAGCGTGTGCAGTTGCTGAAGGCTGTGTACGAAGAAGAGTTCCAGCGGGCAGCTGACGAAGACGAAGATCGTGTATCTTTAAAGCTACAACCTGATATTCAGTACATTAGGTTCTAACATGGCAAGGTATGCAGCAGGAGCAAAAGCATTTGGAATTTCAGACCGATTCC